CTTTGTGGACGGTTTCTACCACCTTCGGGGATAAACAGGACGAAAAGGCAGGGGGGGTAGCCGTCTGTGCTAAAAAAACGCCTTGATTACGAGATCCACGCTTGCTATTGCATCTACTACAGCATGCAACCATATTGTTAGGATCGTAAGCCTCTGCCTCGGTTGATCTTGATACTGGGATTATGTGATCTACTGTATTAGCTGGCTGGTTGCAGTAATAGCAGGTGTACTGATCCCTTGCCAAGACTGTAAGCCTGATCGCTTTGTACTTACGCTGACTGCGTGGGTCACCTCGCTTAGCCATCAGTAATGTCCGGTCTTTAGATGGTATGCCAATGCCTTGCAAGGTGTGCCATACCTATGGGCTATGTATTTAAGTCCGGCATCTATCTGCTTATAAGGGTCTTTAGTCTTTAGCTTTAATAGCTGTGGTATTCCATAAGCAGATGATCTCTTGTTATCAGCTCTTGGATTCCATTGTGACTCACGAGTCCAAAGCTTCTCTAAACATAGGTATTGCCTACTGTTAGTTAGTTTTATATGACTATAGAGTTTATATTTTTCTTTCTCTATATCATTATTATTAATAGCATAAGCATTGTTTATAGATGCTATTACAAGACTAGATTGTATCATACCCAACCAAATCCATTTGAATTTACGCGGGGTCTTGGGCGTGTCGCTACTCATTACAACCATGCTTCTCATCTGGGTTAAAGTCGCAAAAGTAGCAGCCTGCGTTTTCTCCACAGGTTATACACACATATTTAAATTGGATGCTATCGCAGCAATAGTTATACACACCGTTATCCTCAACTGTGTAGAACTCCTCACCAAGCTGCTTAGTCATTTACTACCACCCCATCCAGTCCCCTTAAATATGATCGATGGCGCGCTAAACACTCGTATCATAGGGTAGCTGCAGCACAATGGACTGCTATCTCCGTGTGTATTTACCGGGTGATTCATCTCTAGTTCAACGCCGCATTGATCGCAGCGATACAAGTAACTAGGCATTTTGCACCGAATTAGGCATGACCGTATAGGCACTCATGCAGTTTTCACATTTAATAATAATGATCGGCACAATGCCATTAACCAGGTGAACCGAAAGGCTCATCTCTTTGTAATACTCACAATTACAGCTGATCTTTAGTTCATTAGTCATGCAATATCTCCTCATCTGTAGGTACTTGGCTATCTAATAGCATTTCAATGCCCATAACTCCACAGCCCAAACATTGTACGCAGACCACGTTAGGCGGTAGATTTACAAATTCATCTACGATCTTGTGTGTTTGCATCCCCTTACCGATCTTGGCGCAAACCCGACAGTTAATCCTCAGTAATGCCATAGATCGACTTCCTCAATGTGTCCATCTCAAATAACTCACGCTGAGATATCCAAAAGTTACCATCAGCAGGGTTATAATATTTGACCTTTTTAGCCCACAACACGGGCATCCAGCCAACGATTTGATAAACAGGTGACTTATTTACGCACAAAATAGCCACATCGGTTAGGCGTGGGTAATCCTTATGGATAATCAAATGGCCATTAATGTATTTAGTCCATTTAACCTCAAAGCCAAGATTGCCTACCTGTATATCTGGTGCATCGTGGAAAGTATTGACCGTAGGTATAAAGTTACGAATACCCATGTATTGCGCTACTGCGATCTCAGCCCCAGCAGCTTCACTATGTTCAGCTATAAACTCATGAAAGTTTATCTTTGTGTTATATCGGCCAGCATGGTCAGGCGTATTAGCCTTCTCGCCTGTGCTACGGGCAAACCCACTAGCTGCTGCCTGTAACTCCTGCGATCGATCTAAGATTACCTGGACTATCTGCGCCATCTCGGTTATAGCCATATTGGTTTGCATTGGTCGCTGCGTGATTTGTTACTGCATGTATAGCCCCGGTATTTTGATCCAGTCTTTTCGCTTACGCCTTCTTTGTAAACCATACGGCCGTGTGAGCAGATCGGTGCAGGGTCTAATACCTCGCCACCTAACTGCGCTTTAATGTCTGCGATGCTTTCCGCAGCTGGGCGCACACTTCCAACGCCATCAACCTTTACTACAGGTGTAGCGGTTGCCCATAGGTCAACCTCTACTGCAGGCTGAGCAGCTAGGCGTTCTACCTTTTCCATATCTTGACGTGTAGGCCGTGCATCACTTGGCATAAGTAACCCGATGGCTCGACCGATTGCGCTTGTGCTGCAGTTCTCGATCCAAAAGTCACGGTTTACGCCTCGATCAGTACGCAGCTCATAGGCATAGTCCACAGCTGCCGGTACTACATCCTCATGCTCACGGAATACGCTGGCACGGATAATCACATAACCATCTTTGACGTTTATCTCAACGATCTCAGTAATGATCCTGCCTGAGATATGTGTTTCCCTAAACCGCTTAATGCGGCTGTTTACATCCTCATAATTATTTAGGTCAAAGGCCATTACTTAACCACACGATCACTAGCTACACGCATACCAGCTGCGCGGCCACGATTGTAGCCATCCTTAACGCCTTCTTTGTAACCGACTGACCAACCTACGATAAACCAAGCAATACTCACCATTATTACAAATACTGCTACTTTTTCTATATCCATTTACTTCGCCCTTGTTTGGGTTAAGCCGTGCTACACCGAATTAGGTAGCCCTGCCTAACGTGTAAATTAAGGGTAAGGGCTGGGTATGACAGCGGTCAATAACCGACACGCCTAACGGCTTAAAAGGATCTCATAAATACTATCCACCTTGGCCTCGATGCGATCAACACGGCCGCGTAGGTTATGGCCACCGTTACCGTCTTGGCGTAATTCGCTTAGGTAATACTTCACTAGATGGCGAACCAGCCCAGCCGCAAACCCCATAAGAGTACATAATCCTATGGCTATTGCTATAAGCGACTGGGCGGCCGTCATTATTTGATGCCGAAAGTCTTATCGCTGTGGTTGAGTCCACGCAATAATGGCCCAATCAGGCCAGCGATAAATGCGTTAGCTAGTGTCTTAGGGTCTGAAATTCCTGACATATACAAGGCAGCAGCGCAACTTGCGGCAGCTCTTAGATATGACAATCCAGCAGCTATAGCTTGTTCTTTCATGGTCTTACTCCTAAATGCCCTTAATTGACTTGTTTCAATACTGCAATCGTATGCGTACCCGATGCAGCAATTCCATATAAGCCTTCATGATCTCCTACAGGCACTTGCATTTTATCGCCGTTATCTAGTTTGTAACCATTAGATGTAGTTACGTTAGCATCGCCTAAATAGACAGCACCGCCGCCTAGATTATGTAGCCATACTGTCTGATCCATAATATTTGCAGCTACTAAAAGCGTGGCTGTAGTGGTTACTGTTACTTGTGCGCTAGTCGGCATATTTTAATCCTAACTTTTCTATGTGTTTGGCTGTTTTAACTGGATCTAGTGCCAATTCCCAATGCATTTCATCTTTCCTAGTCCAATTACCGCCCCAGTTCAAAGCATATTTTTTAGTCAATGCCTGGATCATTGGAATTTTCTCAGCTGGGAAAGTGCCAGCCTTGCCTAACGGATGCTTAGTCGCATTAAGGTCAATGGCTGTGCCGCTGCTGTGGTTACTTAACTTGCCCGGTACGCCTCTAACGTCACGATAGCAGTAGCCCCAATCATCTAACGTACCCCCATCGATCTCCTCGATAAGTTCATGGAAATCCTCAGCAAAGGCAATTAGTAAGGGCGCAGCTAAATAGGCGCAGCGCAGCTTGATCTTTGTACCCTTTACTGGGTAAGACTTGATACGGATCGACTCAACATCCTTAGATGCTGGCCAGCCGTTATAACTTATCGCACTCATGCCAGCAGTAGGGCTGCTTCATCGGCCGTTAAGCCTAGCTTTGTTAGTAGCGCAGCTTTAGCATCGGCCTTGGCTTTAGCCTCAGCCGCTAACTTTAATTGCTCTGCCTCATCTAAGTCACGTTGCGCGTATTCCTCTTTAGTAAATTCGCGCTTAGTTTCGCCATCTTGTATGAATAATTTATCAGTCATGTTATTCCTTAGTTTTGGTAGCCGTAAACGGAGTATTGCCCGCCAAAAGTGCCAGCAGATTTTAAAACGGATAATGAATCGTAGGCGATTGAGTCTGTCCATGCGCCTATATTCATTGTTCCCATATTGTCGTTCGATCCCATTATTGCCATACGACCGACTCCTGCGCTTAATGGAAAAGTCACATCAATAGAAAAAGATGCTCGACTAATTGTTCCAGTTGTCATACCTAAGCCTATTGATGTTTGTGCCGCACCTTGCGGATAAACTAAGCCACCCGTAGTTGCAATATAAATGCCGCCGTAGTAATAAATACTACCTGTATTATCAGATCCAGATGTTCTGGTTCTTAATGTAACTGTTGCTGTTCCAGATGTTGCGTTAAAATCAAATACCACTCTGTATTTTGTGTAAGTCGCTGAAAATGAATTAGTTGGTAGGCTTACAGATGAAACGCCTGTAAATGTTCCAGATGAAATTTTAGTTAATCCACCTGATCCAACAGCTGTCCAAGCTGATCCGCTGTAATACTCAACAGAGTTAGTATCTTTAAGGTAGGACATATTGCCTTCTTGTGGGCTAGTTACTGCAGCAGTACGGGCTGCTGCATCGGCAAACACCCACGTGCCTTGCATCAAGTAGCCATTAGTATCTGCAGCAGTTAGGACGTCCCCCGTAACGAACGTTTTTAGTCCGAGTCCAGCAGCCATTTTTTATCTCCTTAGTAACTTAATACAGACGTATCAAGTACGCCATATTGGGTTGAGTTTAATATAAACCCGTCAATAACAGGTTCAAGTGTAGTAAAGGTTGTACGCCATTTATTCGGGGTAACGCTATGTGCCACGCCGAAAACTTGAAGTGTTTTTGTCAGAGTCGAACTACCGGGCTGGTTTGTCGTAATAGTTACCGGGTCAAAAAAATCTAAGTCTAGGGCGGCAATTATGCCTGTGTTGTAATTGTCTGTGTACAGGTCAAGCTCAATGGCATCGCATCTCACGCTGGTCTCAGCACGGCTGGCAACATAGGCACGGGCATAGTCCAGGGCTACGGCATCGGTCTGCATAAGCAAATTCTGGATATTGTAAGTATGGGCAAAATACTTCTCGACACTAGCTGCGTTAGTAGCAGATTGAACTGTGCCACCTGCGCGGCTTACGTTTGCCTGGTTAAATACAAGGGTGTCATCAAGTCGCCATACTGCATTAAAATAGCTAATATCTGAGCCGTTATCGTTAAACACAGTAGGCGTGCCGCCGATGCTGGCAGTAGTAACACTGCGATCTTGAAAGACAAATGATCCCGATGCATCAACGTAGAACGCGCCGTACTCACTGTTTGTAACGGTTTGTAATGCGGCCAAGGATGTACGAGCTGTGCCGGGGTCTGCCTGCATAGTGGTTAAACCTGCATCTACATCGCGCATAGATGCTGGCCAAGCAATCTGGTCAAGTATCTCGTTAATGCGTGTGCCACTTAGATCGCCTGCTGTAGCACCTGTAACGGTGCTGATCTGGGCATTTTGAGCCAAGCGCAGCGCATCAACGCTTGTAATGGTGGTATAAACAACATCGGTAGCATTTTTAGGGGTAGTGGTTGTATAGCTTGTAATAAACCCTGAGAACATGGGATAAGTAACGCCAGCGTATGTAGCCGATATAGATACCTTACGCATTGGATCAAGTAAGCCAAAATAGGGGCTGCTGGGGTTCTGGGAATTGAACGCGCCTGACTGATCTATTATGCGTAAAGTCATTGTGCCAGTCTGGAACTCATCTGCCTGCGGATTGCGACCGCGCTTAATGCTTACGCTATCGACTACGTTGCTTACATCGACAATAACGGCAGCTGAGTCTGCCAATACGTTAGTACCAAATATGCCTTCGCCAATAATAAATGCCTGAGCAAAGCTAGGGCCTGTAGAAAAGTTAATTACCGCGTTGATTGTAGGTACTGTCATTTGATTAAAAACCCTGCAGGCGTTTGCGGCATACCTGTCCTATTAGCATCTAGTAGCGCATCGTTTACTTTTTGAGTAAAGTCATCGCCATCTAATACGTTGCCTTCAACTATGACTGTTATCGTGGTATTACCAGAACTGCGCATATATTCTGGAAGTGGCTGACCATAGAAAGGCCCAGTACCCATACCACCCGTAGGTATATTCATATCTGGAATTACAATTGGAATTGGATCTGGAGTCGGATCTGGCACAACTACGACGGGGATTGGGTCGCCTGTAACTTTGGTTACTGATGGTGGAATAAGGAGATCGTTTGGTTCTAAAGCAAGTATGCCCCCACCTGGGCGACCAGGGTCAAGCGTAAGAGGCGTACCAAGAATCTTAGCTAAAACAGCCGAAATTTCCTCAAGTGACTCAATCCACTCATCAAAGGGATTAGTTGCTGGCTTAATAGCATTTAGTTGGCCTTGTAAAGCTGCCGTGGCTCGCTGTGATGCCTCGAGTTTTTTCTGTAACTCATCGGCTAATTTAAAATCCTCGTTAAGGATTGCACGCTGTAACTCTAAGCGTAATCTTTCATTATCTGAAATCTTGTTCTTTAACGCAGCTTCGATCTGAATCTGCTCTATGTTAAACATGGAATCCGCTTTAGCCAATATCGCTTTTTGAGCAGCAGCCTTCTTATCAGCAGCAGCCCTTTTATCAGCTGCGATCTTGGCCGCAGCAGTAGCCTTTCTTTCAGCTGCTAACTTTGCAGCAGCATCAGCCTTGGCTCTTCTTTCCTCAGCTAGGCGAGCAGCCTCAGCAGCTTTAGCAGCTTTCGCAGCAGCCTCAGCTTGTTTTTTCAAATAATATGGCGATATAGGCAGCGTGGTTAAACCAGATGTGCGCTGCTCTTTACCCAAATTGGCAAGTAAACTTATGTATGTGCCAAGTACCGGAATAGCTTGGATATAAGCGTCTAAAGGTAATTGAAAAGCTTTACCTGCTATAGGAATATCTTTTAACTTTTGAATAAATACGCCAACCCCAAGAATAATATCAGCAATATATTGTGATGTTTTTTCTAATCCTTTATTTAAATCATCAATGCTTGTATCCTTAGCAAGCAATTTTAAAGCATCTACTAAGCCTTTACCTATAGTTTCTTTAGCGTTATTAGCGGCTACTTGTAACTTGGCTAATTGTCCTGCATAACTGTTAGCTGCAGCTGCAGATTGACCAGAAAATAATTTAGTTAATTTTTCTTGTATATCCGCAAACTGGCCTGTAGCTAATTCAGCTTTAGATATGCCTACGCCTAAACGACCAATAGCAGCAGTTTGTCCTAAGTAGGCTTTTTGTAAACTTTGTGACACCTGGGTAACTGTTTTACCTGTACCTGCCGCAATATCTAAAGATAGGTTTAATAATTCTTGTGACTTGCTAACTGATCCTGTTGCCCTGAGTAACCTGTCCATGGCCGGGCGCAGTTCATCATCAAGCACGCCTGTTTGCTTTTCTAAATTATTTATAAAGTCACTAACGACAACTGCGTTATTACCGTATGCAAGCCCTAAATTTTTAATTGTTACGCTTAATGACCTAGCAGCGTTATCATCCTCTATAAATGCTTTAGCTGATGACTTGGCAAAATTAACTACAGCAGTAGCACCAAAGGCTACGCCAAAAGTTTTTGCTAAATTCTTTACGCTTTTTTCTAATCCTGATGTGGACTTGCTTGCCTTATCAAAGGCTTTTTTGCCTGTAAATTCAGCGGCTATATCTATCTTTACTGATGGATCAATGGCCATTAGTTATACCCCACAGCCTTGTTAAATTTATCTTTAGATGTTTCAATGGCTTTAATAACAGCTGCGTTAGTCTTGCCGTTATCCTCTGACCATGCGCGAAAAATTGCGCGGCCAGCCATCTTGCCTTTGCCAATTAAAGTACCTAAACGTGGGCTAAAATTACCACCTGGGTTTTTACGTCCAGCAGTTTCATATATTGCGCCAGACCTAGATGCATTTTGAATACGCGCTAAGGATCTGAACCCTGATCGATTAGGCTTGCTTGGCGTAGTTTTGTAACCTACGCCTTTTTTAGCAGCTCGGCCATCCCAATACCATCTAGCATTAACGGGTGCTTTACCCCACCCAGATAGCGGTGCGCTAGATGGGATAAAGCCTCGTGCCTTAGTAGTAATAGGTTTTAGCAAACTAGCCATTTCTTTCTGTGTTTCTTTAGCTAGATCAGGTGTAAATTTCTTTAAGGCTTTGCGAAGTTCAATGCCGCCTTTTACCGCTACTGGCATTTTTGATCTCCTTATTTCGATCTTTCATCGCTTGCAATAAAGCCTTAAACATCCTGCTATCTAGTGCTAGTAAATCATTAGGCGATAACCCAGTTTCTAAACTAAGTCTTGCGACCAAGTAAGTAAATGAATCTCGCCCTATAGTTCCGGGTCATCGTCTAGTACCTCAACCTTGGCGAGCATCTCTACGAACTCTGCGCCAAATAAAGGAACTGTCACAGCTGCGCGTTTTAGACACTCCCAAGCCAACCAGAACACGTCTGATTGCCTAGATTCCTCTAAAAAAGCCTTGTGAAATCCTTTGCCTTTGTAAAGTTCAAATGCATACTCAACACCCGGGGTTATTTGATGCTCAGTAACCTCGCCTGTTGCCCTTGTTATTTTGAGTTTAGCCATTTGTTTGCCCTTTCTTAGTTAGGTTAGAACGCAACCGAAGGTGATACGGTTACAACGGAATTTACGGTAAAGGAAAGGCTAGAGGCAGCTTCATCGCCCACGCCACCGCTACCGACAGGTGTTAAGTTATTTACCAAAATGTTAAATTGGTATGAAGGATTATCAGCACCTACAGCAGTACCTTTTTTAGTAATCATAGATACAGCTAAAGTTTGACCTGCTGCTGCGTTTAGTGTCTGCATAACCTGAGATGATGCCCAGTCGTTGAAAAAGTCGATTGAAAAATTGGCAGCTTGCAATCCAGAAACGTAACGTCTCGAAAGATCGCCCATCGCTGTGACCTCAAGCTCATCAAAAGTTTGAGTAAGTGTTACCGCTGTTACATAACTTGATATATCAATGCTAGGTACTGTTGGCGCGGCCGCTGTGGCAAGTTTAACGCCAACATTATTATTTAAATAAATTGCCATTTTGTTTATTCCTCGTCTGTTTTAGTAGTGGCTTTAGATGGTGCTGCGTTTTCTTTCACTTGGCCAATTTTAATAAGCCAAGCTAAATCGGTTTCTTTATCACTCATTTTTTAACTCCAACTTGTTAGTACGGTTATATTAAATTCGGCCGTTAATAGATCGCCGCTATCTGCATTTAATACACCGGGCGCGCTAACGCTGGTTATATTAAATACAATATTAGATGCAGCTAATTTTGTATAAGCTGCGACTATAAAATCCTCAATGCCCTGCAGGTTGCCTTGGTTATCAAACATAGGCACGGTTAGCAAAATCTTAAAGTTAGCCATAGGTGAAATAGTTATCTGACTGTTATTGCTGGGTGTGAGATATGGGTCTGCTGGAATCACTACGCAGCTGTTAGCCAGGATAGTTGCAGGTGGGTATGCGAATACCGACCATACGCCGTTATTGGTTAAAGCCGTTGCGATGGTGCTACGCAGGGTTGTAATAGCAGCGGTAGGCATTTACCCCACCATGCTATTCGGACTCATGTACGGGGCTAGTAGGCCGCGTATCTTGCCTATCATGCTGTTACCCATGCGGTAAGGGCTAGGGCTAAAGCCATCAAGTCCTACGCCGCCTGTCTGGGATACCTGGCGCGCTTGCCAAATATCTACGGCCAAGATCATCGCACTTTGTCTAACGCTTGCTGTATTAACGTAGGTAGCAGTCTTTGTATCCTCGCCTGTAGCTGTGCCTGATGGCACTACGCGCCTAAAGTTTTGATCGGCTGCAGTCTTAGCAAACTGAATAAAACTATAACCCTGTGGTTGCTGGTAATAATTTAACTGCATATTAAATGCTGGCAATAAATTTGTAGTGCCTGTGCTAAATGGCAACGTGGCAGTAATTGTGTAAGTGCCGTTAAATGTAGAGCCAGCCCCGGCAATAGTCACCGATTCTCCAACGGTAAATAGACCGGGGTTGGCCAACATTACGGTAGCAACATTACTTACCAATGCAGTCCCCACGACTGGCGCAGAATCAAACCAAAGGAAACTGTTAATTTGATCCTGTGCAGCTTGGCAGCACTCCTCGACCGTACTATCTGAGTAAAGACTACCGATACCTAAATTGGCACGTAGCTCGGCTACGGTAACGTAACTAGCTGGCATCGGAACTCCTTACTTAGTAGGGGTCGGTGGGCGAAAGGGCTAATCGCCCACCGACTATTAGGGTTATTTCTTAGGTGAAGTTGTAACGGATAATTCCCTTTGGCATCTTGGCGATTGTTGCCATGTAGCCATAGATCGCTACTTGTACCTGTAGGTTGCTTACAACGTTTACAGACATATATGCCTGTGGTGACTGGTAAACAGTAAATGCTTCTGGCGCAAGGATAATTGCTGAGTCATCAACAGTTGTTGTTGCTGCAAAGTTCTTATCAACATATAGATCAAGACCTAGTACGTTGCCGCGAATTGAACCAGGTTGTGTTAAACCGCCTGCGTTCATTGGTTGTGATGCTGAGTAAATTGGTCGCCCAGTGGTATCGGATGCGCCCATCAAAAGTTGCCATTGTGAACCATTAGCAACGTAGTTCTGTGCGTAGTAACCAGTTGCCTCATAAACAAGGCGAGCAGCTTCTGATGCGTAACCGATGATGCCTGCAGATGTAGCAGCTTGTGCAGTAGTTGCAGCAGTACCTGCTGTAATCATCGCAGCTAATACTGTTGTATCTAGTGTCTTTAGGTAAGCGTTCTGTAGTTGCTGTGTTAGTTCAGCATAGAAATTAGGGTCTGAACGTTCTAGCAATTCAATGCTGATGGTATTCATGCCACTGTACTTGGAAATTGTTCCAGATAAATATTCTGTAACCATACCTGTATTGGCAACTGCGCCGCCTTCAGCTTCAACTGTTACAACTGGTGCAACGCCTGATTTACCGCCTGCTGATGTAACAAGAGATGGCACGTTAATTGTCATGCCGCTTGCTGGCAATACGCCGCGTGAACATGCATCGATTGCAGGTGTTCCAAAACGTGTATTTGTAGGAAATTCTGATAGGTATTGTGTTGGGCTAAATGCTGGGTTAGTGCTGAAATCATCATCGGCTGCAGTAATGTAAAGCACGGAATCTTGGTTGCCTAGTGCAGCCTTGATCTTATGCTCTGTGTACTTTGCCATAGATGTAATCGGTGTACGGACTGTCTGGCTGTCTAATACGGATGGGCGAATAATCTGGCGAGCTGCTTGAACTGGTGCAGCCTCGACTGGTTTTTCTGCCGGTACATCCGGTGTATCAATAGGGGCTGTGGTCACAGTCTCCTCGCTTTCGGTTTCGGTTTCGGTTTCGGTTTCAATCATCTCTGTATGGATGATTGTGGTTTTCGTACTTGCTGCTTCTAAAGCAGCTTTAGCGGCTGCAATATCAGTTACGGCTGCTGAATCAAAGGCAGCCGACTCCACTAGGCTTACCTCTTTTAGGACTGCAGCGGTAACTAACAGGTATCCCTTCATCTGCTTCGATGCGGATACATCCACACCAACGGATAAGCCAGATACAAGGTTTTCCTGAGCTAGTACAAGCGCATCCTGTCCACGGCTGCTACTTGAAATTTTAAACGATGCGTACACGCCGCTTTCATCATCGCTGGAATATGTAGCGCGACCTACTGGCTTAGTGCTGTCATGCTGCATTAGCAATTTAATTTTTGTTACATCTGGAATTGCGATTGATCCGCGTTCAAATACAACCGGGCCAGCGGATGTATAGCCAACTTCGCCGTATGGCGCAATCTTGCCTGAGATCATACGGCGTTCTGTATCGGCAGCCTCGATCGCGTTATTAAACGTTAAGTGCAACATTTGCAGTATCTCCTGATCCATTAGGCGTTAATTGTTCCATCTGTTGAGCTTGTCCTATATCTATTAAACCAAGGTTTAACATTTTCTCTATTGCATCTAGTCGCGCCATAGTATCTGCGCGCAAGAAAGTTTCATCAATAGCAAAGCGCACTACGTTGCCGTGAGCAGTTAGATCATCCATGCTTAAACGATTTTCGATTGCGCTGATAAATGGTTGTAATGAGTATGCCACGAATTCTTTACGGCCATCTAAAATATTTTGATATGTCATGCTGTTATTCATATCTGCGCTTATGTAATACGCAGGCACGTTCAT